CCTTGTCGACGAAGCCGGTCACGGCGGGGAGCAGCGTCCCGGTCAGCACGCCCGCGGCGGTCTGCAGGGCGGGCTGCAGCGCGGAGCCGATCTTGCCCTTGAGGTCTTCGGTCTGCGCGCTGGCGATCTTCATCTGGTTCGCGAAGCCGCCGGACGTGCGACCGAAGTCGCCCATCGCGCGCGAGCCGTCCTGGTTCACGATCGCGAGAACCGCGGTCGCTTTTTCCTGTGCCGTGAGGGCGGAGGCCGTGGTCTTGCCGGTGGCCGCCATCGCTTCGGACTCGACGCGGGCGGCGTTGATGTTGGGGATGACAGCCTGCAGCGAGTCGTACTCGCCGCGGAACGCTGCCGAAATGCGGTCGGCGACGTCAGCCGTTTCAAGGTTCGAGAACGAACCGAGGTCAGCCGCCGCCTGCACGACCGACTGCGACATCGAAGCTGCGGCGTCGCCGGTGAATCCGATCTGCGTGAACATGTCGCCGAAGCCCGCGGAGGCGGCGAGAGCGGCCGACTTCGACAGCCCCATCGACGTGGCAGCGGTCGACGCCCACGATTCCATCCCCGCGGCCTGCTCGCCGAAGATGGCGCGCGACTTCGAAATGGTTTCGTTGAGATCGGAGCCCGCCATGATTGCGGAACCGAGGAATTGGCCGATGCCGACAGCGGCGACAGCGGCGACCAGCCCACCGGCGAGGCGCCTGCCGAAGCCGCTGCCGGCACGCTCGCCCGCGCCGCTGCTCTCGATGTCAGACGCCGCCTTGTTCGCGGCCTTCTTCCCGTCGGCTTCGATGTCGACGTACATGTCGAGCAGCTTGACGGCCATTAGACGACCACCTCGAAGAAGCCGCCGAGGCCCGGGTCTGTCGCGAGCTGCGCGCTGGTCGCCTTGACCTCGCGCACGGACTCGCGCCCTGCGTTGTAGTTGTGGCTGGGCGACGAGCTGGGCTCGTTGGCCTCGATCTCGATTCTCATGCGGACGATCCCCTTATACGCCGGGAGGCGCTGTGCGAGCGAAATGAACCGGTCGGCGGGGAGCAGTTCTGGGTCGGGCACCCGATGGAAGACCGAGAAGTCGCTCTCGATGTCCTCGAGGTTCTCGAGTGCCCATGCCCATAGCTGAATCCGCCTTAGCCTTTTCCCTTGGGCGCCTTGCCCTCGGGCATCGTGACCTTCTGGATGCGGGCGACGATCCCGTCGAACGTCTTCGCCTCAAGCCCTTCGACGGCGGCGAGAGCGGCGTACGCCTCGCGGCCGAGCGCTTCGCTGATGAGGTAGTAGGCCGCCGCGTCGTCGCCGCGCTCGCTCACGAGTCGCAGGTACTCGAGGCCGAGCTCGGCGCGCTGTGCGGTGGACATGTCGTAGATGGTGCCGTCGATCTCGAAGATGCCGACGCGCTCCGCCTCGTCGAGCTTCTTCTTGGAGGCAGCCGTGTCGATCTTGACGGGCAAGAAACGTTCGGCGGGCTTGTCGCTGGTGCGAGCCATGATGTTGATTCCCTTCGGGGGTGGTGGAGCGGGGCGGCCAGGTCGACCGCCCCGCAGGGTGTTACGGGGTTTGCTTGTCGATGACGACGAACGGAGCGATCGAGTCGGAGACGAAGTACGCTTCCCACTCGACGGGAAGCAGCTGCATCCCGTCTTTCTTGTGCTCGCTCTCGACGTTGGCGACCTGCACACCGCGCCGCACGATGACGATGCGCGGCTTGCCCGACGGGCCGAGACCCTTGAGCGCGACGGCCGAGTAGTTCGGCTCGCCGGGGACGCCGTTCGACGGCGTGAACTTGCCGTCGGTGATCGACGAGGTGGTCAGCTCGTTGAGGGAGCGTGCCCAGTTCTCGAGCGTCGCCTCGGCGAGGGTCGTACCGATCTTCGCGTTGCGGCTGGTCAGCGTGGCACCGGCCGCGTCGACGATCTGGTCGACCATCTTCTTGGTGTACTCGAGCTCGACTGTCGACTTCGCGCCGTCGCTGGTACCGCCGAGGTCCGTCCAGGCCGTCGAGAACGCCGTGTTGGCGGTGGCGGGCTCGGGCGAACCGAACGGGGCGTGGTAGAGGGTCGCGGGGCCCTGCAGGAGGTTGGTGACGGTGACGCCCATGGGTCAGCCCTTCTTCTCGGTGTCGGTCGACTTCTTGGCGGGGCCGGAGACGTACTCCTTGATGAGGCCCCACGCCTCGAGGTCGTGGTACTCCGCGTCGCTTGCGAGAACGGTTTCCTCGTCCGGCGCGATGGTGGTCTTGACCTTGTGCACGTTGGCGGCCATGGTCGATCCCTTCCGTTCGGTGATGGTGTGGCCGGAAATGGCCTCGTCGACGCTCATCCTTGAATCCAATCCACGAAGGCGTCGAACGTGTAGCGCGCGTAGCCGGCGGGGTCGCCGTCGACTCGGCGGGGCTCGGTTTCGGCGTAGACCGCTTGCACCCTGACAGGCCGGTACGCGGCTCCGAGGTCGAGGCCTTGCCCGAACGGCTGGTCTTCGCCCATCCCGGCGCGGCAAAGGGCTGCGAGCTGCGACGCTGCGCCCCACTGCGGCTTCGACGAGGTGGACACGGCCCAGAGGTCGTAGGTGACGAAGCCGTTGCGCTTGGCGTTGATGTCACGGTCGGCCGTGCGCGACACGAGTGAGCGAATCTGCACGAAGCCGGGCGACTGCGCCGGGAGGTTCGTGGCGACTTGCGACGGGTCGATGCCCGCGAGGCGCTTCGTCCAGGCGACGGCAACCTTTTCATCGTCCGCGAGGTAGAGGTCAGCCATCAGAGCGCCCCCGCCTGCAGCGCCGCGGGACGAAGCCACGGCTGCGCAGCCATGCGCGACGTGCCCTGCTCAACGTAGATGCCGTACTCCACGTCGGTTCCGACGCGACCAACGACCTTGCCGGACTCGAGGCCGACGTCGCCTTCGATGTGGTCCTGCAGGTTGTGCGTGTCGACGGGTACAATACGCTGAGCGTTCCGCACCACGCGGGCGACGATGGTTTCCATCTTCTCGGACAGGGCGGACTCAAGGCCGGGTACGGCGCCACCGCTGATGACGATGCGTACAGCCATGATGCGCCCTCCCTTGACGGGTTGAGGTGGTGAAACCGTTACCCCTTGACGGGGTTGTTGCCGGTCCGTAGGTCCAATACTAGATCAGCGAAGCCCGCGATCGTGCGAGTTCCGCCGGTGACTTCGTTGACGTACCAGGTTCGCCCGGTGCGCTTCGAGATGAGCCGGTCGCCTTCGCGGAAATCGAGGCCAGGTCGAGCAAGTCCGTCGGCGTAACGCACGGTGCGGTCTTCGCTCGAGTCCTGCCCGAAGATGCGGCGGCTCTTCTCGATGATCGACACCGAGATGCCTTGCATGCCCGGCACCGGCGTCGGGTTGTCCACCTCGTCGCCAAGATCGTTGACGGTGGTGCCGCGCTGCACGTCGACGCGTTCGGTCGCGAGGAACGTCACAGCGGCCTCCACGGGAGCGAGTCATCGTACTCTTCGCTGGTCACGTCAACGCGGCTGCGTGTTCCGGTGCTGCGGTTGTCGATCGCGAGCGGGCGAACCCCCCGCCACGACAGGCGCTTGATGCACTTCCGCGCGGCCGGCGCGAGCAGCAGCCAGTCAGCATTCCCACCAGTCGCGGACTGTCCCGACTGCGACGCGCTCGACACGGCGTTCCGCTCGAGATAGTCAGGCTGCGCGTCGATCCATGCGGCCTGGTAGCAGACGGCGAGTTTCAGCCAGTACCGGTCACGGTCGCTGACGTCCGGCCGCGGCACCTCTTCGATGAGCCCGACGAGCGCCTCGATGCTGGCGACGGCCTGCCGGCGCGTGGTCGGGTCGACGTTCACGCGCGTGAGCTCGGAAACGTCGGTGATGGTCGCCCACTGGTCCGCTTCTGCGACTGCCATGCGCGTGCCTTTCGTGAGAGAGGGGCGGCGACCCCCCGAAGAATCGCCGCCCCAGTATGGAACGAGTGGTGTTACTTGGCCTTGGTCGCGTGGGCGGTGTCGCCGCTCTCGATGACCTTGACCGGCTCACCCTCGTAGTCTTCCGCGGGAACAGCCGCGACGGCGTAGGTGACGTCCCAGACGTTGCCCTTGCCCTTCGGGTGCTCCTTGATCGAGACGAGTCGCACGTCACCCGTGGGGCGGAGGCCCTGCGAGATCATGTACTGACGCGTCGCGGCCTTGTTCGCCTCGTGCGCGTAGCCGTTCTTCTCGCTCGGCTCGGCACCGGGCGAGTAGACGACGAACACCTTCACGTGCTCGCTGGACGACGCCTTGTCCACGTCGGCCGACTTCTGCGCGACGATCTCGTCCGGCGTCAGCTCTGCGGCCGTCATGGTCAGGCGCTCTTCGTGAGCTCGAAAATGGCGTGCGCCTCGGGGACGGTGTAACCGACCGCGATGCGAGCGCGCACCTTCAGGATGTCCTCGTCGGTGAGGGCCGAGAGGCCGTCACGTCCGGGGATCACGACGGACTCGAGCGACTTGCGGCGACCCACGACGGCGAGCGGCTTCTGCACGAGAGCGAACAGCGGGTTGCCCGCGACGCCCTTCGCGCCACCGGTGCCGGTGACCTTCGTCTGCGGAGCGGCCGACGTCTTCGCGCCCGTGGTGTAGCGGATGGGCACGTTGAGGATGCGGTCGACGGTGCCGCTGGCGGTGAGGTCGCTGTAGAACAGCGGGCGACCCGTGGTGTCCTTCGCGTCGCGCAGCACGCGGCGGAACGACGGGTGGGCGATGGCGACGAGGGTGCCGTCATCGAAGTAGTCGCCGGCCTCGAGGGTGGCGAGCATCTGCGAGAAGATGTCGACGTTGAACGCGGTTCCGCCGAGGTAGTTCTGGTTGGCGGCGTAGCCGGTCGAGGCGTCCGCCGTGGTGAGCGTGCGGTACAGCGACGTGAACGGAACGGTGACGCCCGACTGCGCGGCGGTCACGCCGAGTCCGGCGTTGTCGACCTTCTTCGCGAACGAGGAGCCGGCCGAGGCCTTCTTCTCGCCCACGTAGTCGGCGAGCTTGTCGTCCTCGACGTCCTCTTCGGCGATGCGCAGCGCGCCACCGATCTTGGCGGCGCTGATCTTCACCGTGTCGGCGGAGGACTGGTCCTCGGGGTAGGCGGCGCCCTTGGCGATGAACTCGACGTCCATGTCCTCGATGCGCGGAATCTCGACGGTGTTGGCCGTCATGTTGATCGGGCGGAACTCGGAATCGACGACGGAGGTCGCGCGGAACGCCTTGGCGAGGTTGGAGTCGCGCTGCTCGACGAGCCAGCCGGTCCCGTCCAGGTTGTTGCGAGCCATGTGAAAGGCCCCTCTCTTGCCA